GTGGTATAAGAGAGTTGGGTTTTTCATTACCCACCTCCCTGATGACTGCACTAGGGGCCTCGTAAGAGGCCCCTTTCTTTTTGTTTCAAGCTAAGTTATAGTCACGATAGGGCTTAACATATTAGCTTCGCAGACAGGAATCAGCCCACCTGACATTGCACGGACTGTGAAGCAAAACCTTGTGCAAGGGGTACGAAATGGCTTCAACTACTTTCTCCGGTCCGGTGACTTCCACTAACGGCTTCATCGGCGACATCAAAGTTCCCACCTATACAGTTGCAAATGCACCTTCTGCTTCTTCGGCAGGCGCGGGTACGCTTGTGTTTGTTTCTAACGGCGCGGCAGGTTCTGCAATTCTTGCATTCTCTGACGGCACCAATTGGAAGCGGTCTGACACTGGCGCTACTATCGCAGCAGCATAAGGGGATGAAACATGAGTAATCGGTTTCGTCCACCTTCTGATGAAGAGTTAGCAGCTCGCGGCGTTAAGGTCGAAAAAGTTCGCGCACGTAACGACGATGGCACGTTGAAGGCCGATGATCCTTCGACGCCAGACGTCAACGAGGCGTGGGTGGAAAAACCTGTCAAAAAAGCCGCTCCCAAAAAAGTTGCTAAGAAAACAACGAAGAAAGCGGAGAGCAAATAATGGCTAATTCAGACGTAAAAACAAAACGTCTGACTGGGGCAGGAGCGGCCAGTATTGGTCGCAACCGTCTTCGTCAGATACAGGTTTTGACAGGCGCGGGCGCGGGTCGTTTGACGTTGACTAATGGCAACGGCGGTGCGACGGTTCTCGACATCGACTTCTTAGCATCGGATTCGCACTCTGTGAACATTCCCGACGAGGGGGTGTTGTTCACGGATGACTTGTACGTGGCTACCGCCACCAACGTCACTGCGATGACGATTTTCTACAGTTAAGGGGCGCTCTGATGGCTTCTACAAAAGACGTTGAGCGTATGCCATCAGGCCGATTAAAGTACCGGGGGGAAACTTTTGCAGGATATAACAAACCAAAGCGTACACCCGGGAAATCAAAGAAAAGTGCGGTCCTCGCTAAAAAAGGGTCGGAAGTTAAATTGGTTCGCTTCGGCGATCCGAACATGGCAATTAAAAAAGATCAGCCGGGACGTAGAAAAAACTTTAGAGCGCGTCATTCGTGTGGCACCGCCAAAGACAAGTTCAGTGCCCGTTACTGGTCCTGCAAAGCTTGGTGAGGAAGAAATGCGCGTAGAAGACGTTTTAGCGAAGCTAGAAAAGCATGAAGCGGAGTGCAATCTTCGCTATCAACGCATTGAAGAAAAGCTGACGGAACAGAAAAAGTCTTTGGACGGTCTTGATTACAAAATCTGGGGGCTTGGCATTCTAATAGTCGTAACACCTCTAGTACACAAGTTTCTGGAGTAGTGTATGGGACTAGCTTTTTTGACACCGTCCTTTGAAGTAGAACACGCTGTTTATCACGAGCTGGTAGACTGGTCTGCTACGGTGTTAGAAAAACCTAGCCCGCATTTCAACAATCTTCCGCCGTGTCCGTATGCTCGACAAGCGTGGATAGATAGCCGCGTGGCAGTCTTGTATAAGTACGAGACCAACAAGCAGACGCTGTATAACACCGTATCTCAGTTTGACGATAATTTTGAGATCGCGATCATTATCGACTTCAAGTTCGATAAAGACCCTGACTTGTTTCACACGTATCTGGATGAAATGAACGACGCCATCGCAGACGGCATGTTCATTGATCGTGATGTTTGGGTTATGGGGTTTCATCCGCACGACGAGGAGAGCGATTTCGTCGCCGACGTGGATTTCCAACCGCAAATAGACGCGGAATATGCAATGATTTTTGTCCAGCGGTTGTCAAAGCTACAAGAAGCGGCAGACAAGCTAGATAAAAAAGGCTATTATGATACATATAATGGCCAGTATAACGCCCGTGAGATTTATGATAAGCGGGAACGTTTTTATAGGAGGCTTAAAAATGGCGATGAAACCTAAAAAGATGCGTGGCGGCGGCATGGTTAAGAAAATGCGCGGCGGCGGCATGGTTAAGAAAATGCGCGGCGGCGGTATGGTTAAAAAGATGGAGGGCGGCGGTGCAGTACGCACGTCTAGCCGTAAATCTGGCGGCAAAAAGAGCTGCGCGGTAAGGAACGCATAATGGCAAAGCGCGGTTTATATGCAAACATTCAAGCCAAACGGAAGCGGATAGCTGCCGGGTCTGGTGAAAAAATGCGTAAGCCGGGCAGCAAAGGTGCGCCTACCGACAAGGCGTTTAAAAAAGCGGCCAAAACCGCCAAGAAGAGTAGGAAACGGTCATGACCACGTCAGGCAGCAAAGACTTCGAGCTAGACGTCGCTGAATATGTCGAAGAGGCATTTGAGCGGTGCGGCCTTGAGGTTCGTACAGGTTACGACCTGAAATCAGCCAAGCGTTCGCTCAACTTGTTGCTTGCGGACTGGGCAAACCGCGGATTAAACCAGTGGACTATTAAGCAACGCACGGTCACCTTGGTTGTAGGCGACGGTGATTATGACTTAGGCAGCGATGTAATCGACGTTTTGTCGGTTATTTGTCGACGCAGCGGCACGGATTACTCTATGGAGCGTCTCAGCCGTGATGACTACCTTAACATTCCTAACAAAACCTCTCAGGGCCGTCCAAATCAGTTCTTTTTGGACCGTCAAGTGACGCCAAACTTAAAGATTTGGCCGGTTCCTGACGATGCTTCGGACGTTGTGATCTACGATGCGTTGACCCGAGTGGACGACGCGGACGATTTCACCAATACCATGGACATGCCGTTTCGGTTCTATCCCTGCCTCGCGGCGGGGCTGGCCTATTACATTGCTTTGAAGCGGGCACCGAACCGTGTTCAGATGCTCAAGGCTGTGTATGAAGAGGAGTTTGAGCGAGCAGCGACGGAGGACCGTGATCGGTCATCCTTCAATGTTGTTCCAAGGTACGAATATTATAGGGCGGGGTAGATGGGTAAGTTTGCTTCCGGAAAAAACTCATGGGCAATCTCGGATCGTTCCGGTTTTCGTTATCCATATCGGGTGATGAAAAAGGAATGGAACGGTTTGCTTGTGGGTCCGGACGAATACGAGCCAAAACACCCGCAGCTAGGGCCGTTTCGCAAGGTTGATGACCCCGAGGCCCTTGATAACGCAAGACCTGACCGAGTTGAGCCACTGGATGTCTATGTCGGTGTGCCGCTGGTTGAGAGCCCGAACCTTCGGCCTGTACAGGCGTTCGGTAAGGTTGGCCAAGTAACGGTGGTGACATGAGCTTTACATACGATCAGCTAACGCAGGCCATTCAGGACTACACGCAGTACGACGAAAGCTCGTTCGTTGCCAATATTCCTGTGTTTATCGTGCAGGCAGAGGAGCGTATCCTCAAAAACGTCCAGTTAAGCCTGTTCCGCAAGAACGTAAGCGGCGCATTGTCGTCTTCGAATAAGTATTTGGCCTGTCCGAGTGACTTTTTGGCACCATTTTCGTTGTCTTTCACGGACGCCAGCTCAAATCAGGTGTTTTTGGACTTCAAAGACCCCGATTTCGTGCAAACATTCAATCCAAACGCGTCTACGACGGGGAACCCGCGGTATTACGCTGTTTTTGACATCGATAACTTCATTTTGGGGCCTACACCAGACGCAAGCTATGCGGTGGAGCTTCATTACTTCTATCGTCCGCTCAGTTTGACCCAATCCGGCGGCAGCGGCACGACATGGCTGAGTGAAAACGCTCAGTTAGCTCTTTTGTACGGAAGCTTGATCGAGGCATACATCTATATGAAGGGTGAGCCCGATATACTACAACAATACGAGAAGCGTTTTGCGGAAGCGATTACCGGTCTGAAGATGTTCGGCGAATCGAAAGAAGTGACAGACGAATATCGTACAGGAATGGTGATTAGGCCGAAACAATGAGTTTTCCAGCATTAGATATGAACATAGACCCGGGTTTTTCGGTGGAAGTACACACCACCAACAGACGTGGGTTTACTCCAGCGGAAATCGCGGAACGCGCTGCCGATAAGATTATTTCGATCAGTGACGATGCGAACCCTGCAATTCGGGCACAAGCACATGCCTTTCGCAAGCAACTCGTAAAAGTTTTAGAAAACTACATGCGTGAGGCGATAAAAAGTGATAGAACCACTGTGTACAATGCGCTAACCGACGCAGGCCACAAGGAGCTTGCTGAACTGATAAGGAGACTGTGACATGGCTTTCTCAGGAAACTACATGTGTACATCCTTTAAGAACGAGCTTCTTTATGGTGTACACGACTTTGATGCCTCGACGGGCGACACTTTTAACATCGCGCTTTATACGAGTGCCGCGACGCTAGATGCGTCGACGACTGCGTATTCAGCAACAGACGAAACCAGCGGCACCGGCTATTCGGCGGGCGGTCAGGCTCTGACCAACGTAAACCCGACGACATCTGGTACGACGGCTTTCACTGATTTTGCAGACGAGACTTTCACGACTGCAACCATTACTGCTCGCGGCGCGTTGATTTATAACACTACCCCAAACACCGGCTCTATTTCGGTGACCAACCCGTCTGTTGTGGTTTTGGATTTCGGTGGAGACAAGACCTCCACCGCCGGTGACTTCACTATCGTTTTTCCGACTGCTGACGCCAGTAATGCGATTATTCGGATAGCGTAATGACCGACGTCGTCGTCCCACTTGGCGGCTGGGGTCGCTTTGGCTGGGGTGAAATGCCTTGGGGCCAAACAGACCTACCAAAGGCCACTGGTAATGTAGGTTCGGTAACAGTTGTTGCCGAAGCGAATGCACCAGTCACGGGATTGGCGGCAACGGGCAACGTCGGCTCTGTCACAGTACAAGCTGATGCAAACATCGGCGTAACAGGTGTATCCGCCACAGGTAGCGTCGGTTCAATTACTGTAATTGGTGCGGCTAATGTGTTCCCGACAGGTCTTGAAGCGACCGGTCAGGTGGGCGCTGCTACCATTATCGGGGACGCAAATGTTCCCGTAACGGGTCTTGAAGCGACCGCTAACGTAGGGTCTGTTACTGTACAAGCCGACGCAGTTGTAAGTGTAACTGGCTTAGAAGCCACTGGCGCAGTTGGTACTGTCACTACAGCAAGCGACGCAAACGTTAATGTAACTGGCGTTTCCGCAGAGGCTATAACACCAACGGGTGGTGGCCCGGCATTTACGGCAGATGGAACCGCGCAGCTTTCCACTGCTCAAGCTAAGTTTGGCCCATCTTCACTACTGCTTGATGGCACGGAC